CAGCGTCAGGGGTGATCGCGTCATACTCAGCCTGAGTGAGCGACATGATGTTGGTAATAGCATCCGCACCAGTCACGCCAGTCACATCGCTCTCGACCATCAGGGCGATATCAGCAGGCTGGGTGGCCGTGTCAGCCAACGCCCCCTGTGCAGCCGTGGCATAGTCGGTAGGGTCAAAAGCCTTCACTGCTGCAAGGTTCGTCACCTCGCTGTCCATGAGCGCACCAGCCGCCGTGACGTTGGCCGTATCGGTTACATCCGCACCAGTTTCAATACCGTCCAGCTTGGTCTTGTCGCCGTCAACGAAGGCGCCTTCGGCTGGAGGCTGCTGGGCGCTATCCGCCAAAGCCCCCTGTGCAGCCGTGGCAAAAGCGCTCGGAGCGGACCCACTGTCTACCGCATCCCCGTCAGCGTTCCACGCCACAAGGTTGCCGTTTGTGCCAGCCGTGCCAGTCACAACCTTGGCGTCGGCCCCGGTCTTGGCGGCGCTGGCGAGGTCTGCCACCTCAATGTTGGAGATGCTGTTGCCCGTGCCGTTCGCATCAAAGGTCGTGTTAGTCAGCGTCTTGGTGGCGGCAGCCAGTTGGGTGACGACATCAGCGTAGTCGATCTTGCGGGAGTTGCCCTCGTCCACGACGTAGAACAGGTCGCCGCTGGCAAGGGCCGTAGTGGGCGTCAGGTCGGAAAGGGCGGTGTCAGCCATCAGGTATTTCCTTCGAGCAGGATTGCGTCAGTGCCGCCGCCTTCCAGCAGCAATTTGTCGGTGCCGCCCTCGATCAGCAGGACCGATCCGGGTTCATACGGAACTGCTGCCGCAACGAAACGCCGCCGCCGGTTCAGGAGAGGCAGCAGGAATCGCATCAGACGCCCCGCAGGACGACGATCACATCGATGCTGTCGCCCGTGCCGCCAGCAATCGCCGGGCGCAGGTACGCCCCCGAGAGCGACAGCTCGAAGTAATCCGTGACGGCACCCATCGAGATGGCAGTCCCCTGCACGTCATCGGCAGCCGCCCAGTTGGTCCCGTCGTTGCTCACCTGCATCGTGATCGTCGCGCCGCCGAGCGTGCCGACCGACTGCACAGATGCCGCGAGCCCATACTGCTGAGTGACGATGTACGGCTCGAGCGTGTCACCGGTCGCAGCCCCCGACCAGATGACCCGAGGGACACCGGGGATGTCGGTGTTGATGGCGGGAGTGACGGTGGCCATGGCGTTCTCCTGACTGCGCTCGGCGCAGTTTACCTACAAACGCACCGTCAAGCAAGCTGTAGAAAAAACCCCGCCGGGGGAGGACCGGCGGGGTACAGGATGAGGTACGAGCAGATCAACACGGGAGGGTGCTGAGATCGTGACGCCCTACATCTACTATGTCCATCCGAGAGATGCAACAGGTTTTATCGCCCGCCGCTGGATCATGTGCGAGCCCGCGTCGCCGGCACTAGATATGTGCAGCATCAGGTACTGGAGGGCTTCGGCCACGTGGCTGTGCCGGTTCTTGTCGATCCCGCCGTTCCTGTCGAACCGGTACCCGCCCATCATGGCGGCCTTGAGCTGCGTGCAGCGCGGGTCGAGCAGAAACGCCGGGTCCCCGTCCACTTGCCGCATGAGGAAGTCGTCCACGGCGTTGATCCGCGCGCTGACCTTGTTGGTCTTGGCCGGGATGACCCGGAGCCCCTCAGCCTTGATGATGTCCACGGCGGACCGCTCGTCGGTCTGCGCCCGCTGCACACCGGCCGGGTCGACCACGATCAGCACCGGCGCCCCCGTGAACCGCTCATAGAGCAGCGGCTTGAGCATCGTGCGGACGAACCGTTGAATCCCCATGTCAAAGCTGACCAGCTCGTCGAGGATAAGGGCTCGCCCGCGCGGGTCTTGTTGCCCGATCACCGCCGCAGGGGTCAAGCCCAAGTCCATCCCAACCATGATCGGGCGGACCCCGTTCTCCACATGACGGAGCTTGGCGGATGCCATATGATAGTCCGGCCGGAAGTACTGGTAGACCGGTTTCCCGTTGCTGCTCAGGCCGTACTCGCCGTCGATGAAGACGCGGATGTACTCCTCGCTCCGGCCCTGCGTGTCGTAATACCCATCGGGCAGGTTCTCGATGTTCTCGGCGTAGACGCTCCGCCCCGACGGCTGCTTGAAGACCGCCCACCCGTTGTCGTTGGGGCTCACCCCGTCCTTCGGGTCCAGCCCCTCCATCTGGTAGTACCACCACGTGTCCATGGTCGGCGGGTTCGTGTCCCCCCACATCCCGAACCACGTGGGGCCGCCGTCCTTCGAGGACGGGAAGCGGCCGATCCGTTTGGACATGGCGTCGACGATCTCGGGGTGGATGTCCCGACACTCGTTGAACCATGCGAAGGTCAGCTCGAGCGAGTTGAGGTTGGCCACGTCGTCCGCGTCGTCCAGTGCCCGGAACATGATCTCGCACTCGACGTCGCCGACCTCGAAGTAGTAGGTCTTCGTCGTGCGCATGTACCGACCGCACACCCCCGGCGGGAACCAGTCGAGGAACGTCTTGATCGTCGTGTCCTGCAGCTGCCGCGCCGTCTCGCGGACGATGGCCGCCCGGGACCGCCGCTTGCCGGTATTCGCGTCCGGCTCCTGCATCGCTGCCCGGCGCACGATCTCGAAGCTGCACGTCACCGACTTGCCTGAGTTATGATGGATCGTCCCGTCCACCGTAACGTAGTTGTTTGTGTCAAGTACCTGCATGTCCCAGTAAGACCGCTTGACGGCCTCTTTGGTAACCGATACGATGGCCCCGTCGGATATGGAGGGAATGTCCAATGAATGAGAACACGAAGAAGATTGTGGCTCTGGCAGACGGCACTCGTACGTCTGCGGAGATAGCCGGGCTTGTTGGTCTGACACCACGCTACGTTCGTAAGGTCCTGCTAAGGCTAGACCTTCCACGCCGGGGAGAAGGCGCGCAACCGGGTGCAGCAAACCACCAATACAAGACAGGGCGGCGTATAGACTCTGACGGGTACGTTCTTGTAACCGCCCCATCAGACCACCCCTACGCCCGCCAGCGGACCAATCGCGCCGGTAAGCTGATCTATGAGCATCGTCTGGTGCTTGAACAAAAGCTAGGTCGGTACCTTCTTCCCGAAGAAGTTGTAGACCACGTTGACGGGCTGACTCTGCATAACGCACCAGACAATTTACGGCTGTTCTCGTCGAACGCGGAGCATCTTGCAGCGACAACGGTTGGCCGCACAAAGCTCTGGTCAGCGCAGGGATATCAGAACATAGGGACAAGGACTGACCGGGGCAAAGTGATCCAACAGGTAGATAGCTATGGTCAGCGGCGTAAGTCCGGTGATGTTCGTTTGCGGCAAATACTCCTTGCGGCGTTGTCACTTGGAGTAGATAGTCCGTACCTTTTGGGAACGCACCACCACACCAAGAAAGCTGGAATCGACATGTCTTGTCGTTCCACGATACAACGCGCATTGGACGATCTATACGCCAGATGGGCATAGGCCCATACTCGGTAAGCACCAAAGTGTCGGGTGCGACGCACCCGACGGGGCCCATGAGCACGCGCATCTTGGCGTCGGACTTCATGAACTTCTCGCCCGTCGGCGGTGGTGTATAGTCGATGTCGAGGGGCATCAGTGTGCCTCCCGCTCACGCCCATCCAACGAGTGGTGGATGTAGACCAGCCCGTCAGCCTCTGGGTCGAGCGTAGGCTCACACCAGCAGTCCGCTGAGCACTCGTGCTCCTTGAGGTCGTTGACCGGCATCACATGCCAACCTTTGGGTTCGTCAGTCATTGGTGCGCTCCTTCACCAGAATCACCACGATTTCCCTCGGGCGTCCTTTTGGGCGGCGGTGCGTTCGGCCACGTGGGGGGATGATCTTCGTCCGGTACGAATGGCCTTCGCTCTCAAGCGCTGCACGTACGCCTTCATGCTCCCGTACCGACTGCAACCGTGTCGCCGGCGACCCTTCATAGGTGGCGTCAAACCTCGTCAGAATGCTCAATCAGGTCGCCCTCCACATCGGCCGTGAGGGTCATCGGTACCGTGTTGTTCCCGAAGTTGATGTTGATCTTCACCCCGCCAGCGGCACCACCGGTGCCCTCCTCCGTCTTCACCTCCAGCCCGGCCCACTTCACCGTGGACTTGATGAGATCAGCCTTTACCGCAGGAGATACGTCAGGACTGTGAATGAGGCCCCACGAGGTCGTGAGCAGTTCCTCTGCCTGTGCCCGGGCCTTGAGCTTGAAGGTCAGCCCCTTGTCCCGGACTTCCTCGCGGTAGCGCTCCACCTGCTTCAGGAACACCGGGTCCTTGTTGAAGACCAGCAGGGCGGAGCTGGTTATGCGGTGCCGCTGCTTGATCTCGTCGAGCGTCTCCCCGCTGCCTTCCAGCGCGAGGGCCACATCGAATGCAAGGCGGTCAGACCATTTGGTGTGGTGGAGCGGGAGCGTGTCCATGGCGGGAAGATAGCGCGTGGGCAGTGGGGCTGACAAGAGGTCGCG